TCGTCTTTGGAGCGGTTAACCTTGACAGAGTTGACGACAAGCGTGGAAGCTGTGCCACTACGATCATAATCGTATGTGAACTCTGTGCCTGCTGGTGGAAGCACTGTGGTATCTGTGGCACGCTGAAGGGTCATGCTGCCGGCGATTGGTGTTGAGCCTTCGCGGATCATGTAGTCAGCACGGTCACCGTTTTCGTCGGTGCGGCTAATGATGCGGTGCTCTGTTGCTGATAAATCAACAGAATCAACCACGTATGTGACTGCGCTGATTGTTGCGACTTCTAGGCCTTGCGGCTGATTTGCGACTGAGTTATATGGAATTGCCATTGTGTAATATTATTGTTTGAGTTTGCTCTTTTATTTATAAAGACGGCCACGCATTTGTCAAGATTGAAAAGTCGCCCTCGAAGTTGAGAGTTGTTTCATCGTTGCTTGAATCGTATGCTGTGTATATTGTTTCTGTTGGCACAAGCCTGTTGATCCAGTAGTAATCAACCTTATCATTCAAGCTGGCAACTTGTGCAGCTCTTGAGATGCTGAGAAGATTGCGAACCTTTGCCACAAGCTCGCGGTGATAGCGTGAAAATGATGCACCAGGCACGGCGTTTTCTGCTCGGTCGGTGTGTATGGTGATGCTGGCTGTGTAATTGTAATGATCATACTCCAGATCACCGCTTGGCTTCTCGCTCATGTGCTCATCCTCTGCCAGTCCTGCAATCTCTATTTGCACGCCCACAAAGTCGTCACCTAGGCGTTGCGGGTCGTTGGCTGTTGCCAGCTCGATGCCGTTATCAAGCAAGAAGTCATAAAATGACTGCTCAAGATTGCCCTCGAAATTGAAAACTTCCTCGTCTGTTGTGGCTGGCATGGCTTATTGTATATATTAAAAAATGTAATTTGTCAACGAGGTCTATTTAAATGACTCCCTTGCAAGTTTGTTGCCAACGTATTTTAATCGCTTCATGGCTTTAATGGTTCTGTCTTTTTGTATCTTTGGCAGAAATTTGCTTTTTGTTAAATACGCGCCTTTAGCCTTGCCTGTTGTTGTCCCTACAGGTCCCTTTCTTTTCTTTTTCACCGACGATGAACCTATGGCTTTGCCTAGATTTTTTTTGACATTAGCCGGTGCTGCACCTTTTGCGTTTAAAGCTAAAGACGCTTTGTAAAAAGATGCCTTTGCTGTGCCTACGTCTGCTTGTCGTTTTTTAAGGTATTTATTAAACACCGTCCGAAAAACAAAAGGCCTTTGAGTAGGAGGCACGTTTCTTGTCCTACCCCTCGATCCCCTGTTACTATTGTGCCACAACGCCAGAGATTCAATGTCGTCAATGACCCCGTGTGCTATTTGTTTCTTGCCACTAAAAATAGGTCCGTCGCCAAATGCTTTTTTTGCCCAATTTATAGATTTTCTTTTTCTTATGTGACAAATTGAATATAAACCAACAGCCACGGCAAGCTTCCCTTGTCTGATATCTTTGGCTGCCCCTATACCTGTGCCCTTGCTGGTTGGGAATGTGCTAAATGGTGGCGTGAACTTAGCTAAGTCCCTAGCTAAAAGCCCTGTTTGTTGGCGCATAAAAATCATGCTATCCACGCCCATGTCGCTCAAAAGCTTTTTAGCATTTTTTTTAAATGTTGAATCGTCAACCTCTAGTTTGAGTGAATTGCGTCTAGCCATCTTTAGCTCTCATGTAAATCTCGTAACTCTCAACGTCTGACTGCACCTCTGTGATGACATACGTCTTGCGCTGTTGCACTCTGATCAACGTCTCACCCACTCGAGGCTCGTTGCTGAGTGCTGACTTAAGACAAACAGCGCTCGTTGTCACCTCGTCCTCATCGCCATACATGTGGCGTGTCACGTCCATGCTCGACTCGTCAAACGCTGCTTGGAACTGGTTGCCACCGATGCTGGCTGGTTCACCAATTACACGGATGCTGTGAATGAGTGACGCCTTTGTAAACTGATTGAATCCGCTCATAGCTTGCTGGTATCATAGATGACAGATCGTTAAAGTCAAAGCATAAAAAAGCCCCCGCCGTTTCCAGCGAGGGCCTTGTGTGATTAAGTGGATTACTTAGACCGCTTTGGCGCTTTCTTTGCAACCTTGGGAGCTGACTCGTTCACTTTGCGCTTATCGTATGTGATCTTGCGCGAGTAGCAAACTTCGCCTTCTTTGTCGCAGTTAATGAATGCGTCAAATGCAACCTGTGCGTCCTCGGAAGCGGCAAGCACTTCCACTTCGCCGTCAGGCTTAATTAGGTGTGTGATACTTACCTTCTTCATGATTAAGCAGTGGTTACACGAACACCGTAGTCAACACCCTTAGCAACACCGTAAAGGAGGTTACAGTTGTAGTAAAGGATGCCGTCGCTGTCGTAGAAGCGGCGGAACTGGACTGGAAGCCCAAGCTCAGGAATGACAACTGTCTCAACTTCGATGCCTGCTTGTGCAGCCAGCTCAGAGTCAACTGTGCGACCAGCCATGAGCAATGAGTTGCGCTGGAATGCGAACGCTGCGAGGTTCTCGGCATTTGCGTCAGCAAGGTCTGTCTCATGCACGTCAAACTTAGCAACGCGTGGAACGCGTGCCTCAGTCTTCTCGGCAGTCATGCCTGGGATCTCTGCGCTGTTCAAGCTCTTAACAAGCGAAGCGTAGTAACTAGGATTGACAAAAACAGAGCGTCCCTCTTTAGGAGCTTTCTTGGTGTCTGTAAGAGTAGCACCAAGGTCAGCAAGATCGTCGCGGTCAAAGTTGGCTGCGGTGATTGTTGAGCTGGTGGCGAAGTTGGCGGCTGTGATCAAGTCCCACACGTCACCGAACACTTTGTCACCAAGTGCTTGAAGGGCTGGCTCGATGAACAGAGCATTTAAGTTGATGCTAGACTTGCTACGCTCAACGTCAGTAAAGCCGTAGGTGAAGCCATAGTGAGTATCAAGGTTGATAGTCGCTGCGGTCATTGCCACGTCAGCGGATGCTGTCTTGTATCCAGCGGACATGTCGGCAGCGGTTGGCTTGGTGGGGTAGCGAGTAGTTACTGATGCACCGGCGTCTCTTACGTCAGCAGAGAAGTCAGTGGTCAGTGCGGAAAGAGGTGCAAAGCAAGATGATAATCCTGCAAGGCTCTCTTGGGCGATTTCGGCGAGGTTAGCGCCTGCGATTGTATTAGCCATAATTTATATGTTGTTGTTTGTTGTTGGGTTAGATTTTGCGGTGCTTGTTCTCAGCATACCATTCATTGCGCTTTTGCAAGTCGGCAATGGCTTGGTATTCTGCCCAGAACTCATCGCTTGAGATTTTGTTGTTTTCGTCGCCAATCTCGGCAACAGGCTTGTGTGTTGATACCTGGAAGATTTCAGCAGCTTTCTGCGCCACTGCGTCGGCTGTTACTTCCTTTGCTTCATCAACCTCAGCTTCTTTAGCTTCTAGCTCTGCATTAATGTTGTCAATCTCGGCTGTCTTAGCTTCGAGTTGCTCGGTAAGCTCGGCGTGTGCCTCTTCGATCTCAGCTTTTTCAGCTTTGATTGCTTCAGCGGTTGCACAAGCGTCAACAAGCTCGGCGGAGATCTCTTCGACGCGCTCGCTTCTTTCTGCGAGTTGCTCAGATACTTCTTGGCTTGTTTTGCTGATTGCTTCGATCTGCTTGTTGAGCGATGCGATTTGCTTATCGGCTGGCACGCTAAACGCTGACGACTCAGCAAGTGCTGTGATGTCAGATGCGGCAGCGCGAAGTCCTGCGTCAATGTGGTCAACCAGTCCTGCGTCCAATGCTTCTTGGGCTGTGAACCATGTCTCAGCGTCCATCAAGTCCTTGATCTCTTCATCTTCGTATTGTGAACGTCCGTATGCGCTCATGATTGATGCACTCATCTTGTCGAGCAAGTCGGCATCGGCGCGTAGCTCGTCGGCGTCGCCCATGGTTACGGTCCACGGATTATGGATCATAAGAAGAGCGTTGTCGCTCATGTGAACCTCGTCGCCTGCCATTGCGATGACAGATGCCATGCTGGCAGCTAGTCCGTCAATGTGTGTGATCACTTTGGCATCGTGGCGAAGTAGCGCGTTGAAAATCGCGTTGCCGTCGATGACTGAGCCACCAGGTGAGTTGATACGCAGATGGATAGTTTCTGCGTTGATGTCTTTCAGCTCGTCAACGAACTGCTTTGCGTTGATCTCATGACCGCCAATGGCGTCATAGATGCTTACTTCAGCAGAGGTGTCACCCTCGGCTGTTGTTATATTATACCATGTCTTGGTCATCTTGTGTATTGTCTTGGTTGTTAGTTTGCTCAGATA